CATCGTAGAACCACTTACTATCAATGAACCTGTAATTTCTACTACACCATTATTTTGAACATACATATTACTACCACTTGTCAAATAAAGTGATGCAGTATTTGTAAGGATTTGCGATGCAACAAAACTACCCGTTGTTATAATCAAAGAACCTGTAATAGTTTGTGTTCCGTTGAATGAATTTGAACCAGTTGTTACCGATTGTGCCGATGCGGTAAATGAATTAAATGATGCAGTCAAAGTATTGAACGAACCCGTTTGAGTATATCTACCATCAAATGAACTTGTTAATTGAGATGAACCACTAATAGTTCCAGCAGGAGTTGTTCCGCTTACTACACTACCACTTAAAGTATAACGAGTATCATAAGATGCAGTAAGTTGTGATGAACCACTTACTATTCCAGATGGTAATTGAGCAGAAGAACTATATATTCCACTTCCCCCCAAAACTTGTGATGACCCACTTACTATTCCAGACGGCTTACTAGCAATATTATCCCAAGTTGTTTGCGTTATTGAACCACTTAAAACATATCGGGTATCGTATGATGATGTTAATTGAGATGAAGAACTTATTGCTCCACTCAATGATGTCAAATATGATGATGTTGCTGAATTTAAATTTGAAATAGATGTTACTAAACTTGCAGTTGAAATACTTGCAGTATAAGAATTGAAAGATGATGTAGTTACTAATGAAGCAGTATCTATTGTTTGAGATGAACTTATAAATCCAAATGCAGTTATTTGTGCAGATGAACTTATTGCACCATTCAAAGAAGTCAAAAAAGAACCAGTCTCACTTTCAGTAATCCAACTTGCACTTACATTCTCAATTGCGTTTAATCTACTTACCAAAGATGATGTAGATTGTGATGCAGTAAATGTATTTAAGTTTTCAATTGATGTTACTAAACTTGCAGTTGAAATACTTGCAGTAAATGTATTTAGAGAACTTAAATCCGTAGATTGAGAAACTATACCCGATGGTTTATTTGCAATATTATCCCACGTTGTTTGAGTAATAGAACCACTCACAACATATCTAACATCAAATGAAGAAGTTAATTGAGAACTTCCACTAATCAATCCGTTAAAAGATTGCTCGTTTGTTGCTGCAATTAATCTGCTATCCACCGATTGACTAAATATGTCAAATGAAGATGTTTGTAATCTTGCATTTATTCCAGATGTGAATGCAGAATTTAATGTAGATTGTGAAGATGTAAATGAATTTAAAGATGTTAAATCTGCGGAAGATGATGAGAATCCCAAAGATGTAATTTGTGCAGAAGAACTTATAACACTCCTACCTTTTGTTTCAAATGACGATGTCACCGATTCTAAAGATGACAACCTATCTCTATCCAATATGTTCACTCGCGAAGTAACTGCATCTGCTAATGTGTCTAACTCTATTTTATAAGTTGTCCCACCATCAATACCCAATAAAGTTGTATCCAACGATGCAGATGTTAATGCCGTTAATTCCGATATCTTTTTTCTTACGTTTGCCATTTATTATATTATTATATCTAAACCATCTTCGGTTGTTATTACTGAATCATCTTCGGTTGCTACTGGAACATCCACCAATTTACCCATAACATAAATATCATTTATACTTACATTATCAAAATCTATGTATTCATTTCCCAATGTAATTACAACATCATTTCCAATTTCTTTAATTGTATAATCTCCTGGAATATGTAAACCATATACTAAAATTTCAAAGTTATTAGGTGATGCCCCTTCCGTTCCGTAATCTAAACTAACATTTAATATTGTTAATGTATTTTTAGAATTATCAAAACCATCAACTTGTCTACTAATATATCTTGCACTATTTTGTAATATTTCTTGATGAAAATTTGATATGGTTGTTTTATTATTTACTAATTTTACAGGATTTGGATTGGTTTTTGTTTTAGATTGAAATCTTGTAGTATTTGGAATTTCAATATTCAATAAACTTCCCGTCAAATCACTATTGATAAGATTATTTATATTAACCTTTGCAGCAACTTTATTTAGTTTTTTATTATTTGAATTAAATTGTCTAAGCATTGTATTCTATATCTCCTTCTATTTCTATATAGTCATCAGAATCTAACGTATATTCAAAATTTTCTTTTTTAAATTTAATCAATAATCCTGTTATTCCTTCTTCAACTTCATAATCTGTTGGGTTTATTGATTGTGTATTTATATAAATTGATAATCTATCTTGTGTAACTCTATATTCAATTTCTCTTAATACATCTACAAATTTCCAACCTTTGGCTTCCCAAATTGAGTATGTTGTATTAGATAAATCTTTTGGAATTAAAGAAGTTTTTCCAATTTTTCTAAACATTTTTTGAGTAATATCTAATAAACTCCTTTTCATTATAAATCTATAAATTTACCAGTTATTGCAATTTCATCTGCATTATCTACTAAAAATCCTAAATTAACTTCATTAAAATTTATAGTTAACGAATTCGATGTTATAGTAACGGAAAAATGTGTATTATGATAATATCTTGTACCATTTATATAAACCTTAATATCATATGAATCATCACCGACTATTAATCCACTCGATATTACAGCTGCAAGTGTCGCTGGTGCTTTTATTAATTTTATATTAGAAAATATTGTGATTGGGGAACCAGATACTATTTTACTATTATTTAAAGATAAAAAATCAATTAAATCCTTATTATCATAATATGGTGATGGCGTTGTTAACATACCTTCCAATCTACCATTACCAGTTACATCCACTTCGGTAGATACTACTACTCTTTTTGTAGAAAATGTTTTTTTAGTTGTATCTTCTCCGTCAAATTTTTCTGGAAGTAAATATGCTTTTACCGTCAAACTAAATTCAACTCTATTAATTCTTTCAGTTCCTTCACCTACTTCATTTACAACATTATAATCGGAAATTGTAGTTAAAAATTTAAATTTAGCTTTATCTCCCCAATATTCATCCGCTGCAAATGTGACCGATTCAATAATAGTATTTAATTGTTCTATAAAATTTGTCCAAGCCATACACTCATACGTTATTTCCACATAATCTGGCATTGTTATTTTATAAATTTCATATGATGGTTTCTGATTTCCTAAAATAGAAAATTTATCATAACGATTATTTTTATTATATTTTGAATATGCAGCATATGATACGTGTCTATTAAATACCGGAATAGAATCATTTTTTGCGATAGATGTTCTTCTAATCATCATTAAAGGTAATTGTATTTTACCCTTTGAATCTCTGTATATACCCTGTCTACGTGCACCAATCCATCTTTCTGAATTACCATATATAACTGGTATTTTTATAACATCCCCGTTCCCATCCTCTAACGTTGGTAATGCTACATCTTCTAAATACGACATCATCGCATAATCAATATCAAAAAGAGTTACACTTTTTTTAACATCACCCTTTTCCGATTTTAATTGAGATGCTCGATTTATTTCTTTCTTTAACGGGTCTTTTGCCATAATATTATTTTACTCGTTCTTCTATGTTTAGAGATGATTTACTTACCATAAATGCAGTTACAACTATACTAAAATTATTTGCAGGTTGGCCTCCGATAAATTGAATTTCATTAGTATTACCAATTTCATAATAAGAGTTATCAAAGTATACCACATCTCCCACTTCTGGATAAATTCCTTTTTCTTCACAAGTATCTCTATCAAATTTAAAAGTTATATTTTGTGTATCATCAGGACCAAATCCTTCGTATTGAACGTTCTCCGGTTCTTTATCTGCCAATGCATACATTTCTACTCCTTGATGCCAAGTTTTATTTACGGATTCACCATAAATGTTTACCTTTGTTTCGTATATGTTTATTTTATATAAAACAACAGCAACTTGTATTACATCATCCACTAACTCTCTCGCTATGGATTTAAAAAACGTCAAATCATTACCTACTAAAAACTTTGGCATATTATCCTACATATAATTTTAATGGAACTTTTCTTAACATTTCTTGATGATGTGTAGATTCCTGTGCTTTATTTTCCATCACCTTGATTCTACTCATTTCTTCTAAATTTTGTCTCAATTGTTCTATGAGAGCATCTTTTTCAACCTGCGCTTCGGCTCTTAATGCCGCGCCATCTAAACTCTAATAATTCTTTTGATAAAGCTAATGTATATTTTCTAATCCATTGTTTACCAACATCATTAATATCCCCATATTGTATAAAATTATATGGAATATCAGAATAATCAGAAAGTGAGTCAGCTTGAATAGTTTGAGAATCATGTTCAAATTCATCTCTACTCATATATTCAAAGTAAACTCTAGTCATTCCTGTTCCAGTTGGTACAGGGAATATTTCTAATTTATTATCTACTATATTAAATGTATGTGCGGATTTACGAATATGGTCATTAAATTCAATTTGTTGCATTCTTAATACATCCTCATATAAAGGCATCATTAAGAATTGTGCTGCTGGTGAATAGTTACCAAATCCTAATTCTGAAATTAAATTCAAAGTACCTTGTGCTCCTACCGAATATGGGTCAAAGAAACGAGTAATTGCAGGAATTGCTTCGTGATACACTCTCATAACATCAATCGTAGATGATGAACCTGATAAGGATGAAGATATTGTGTTACCGCTTTGTACATCAATTGCACTATTCATTAAATCATATATTTGAACAGATGCAGTCAAATTTACATAAGCTTTTTTAATTGCAGTAGAACCACCCACACCGGCTAATGTTCCATATTGTTGTGCCATACGAATAGTAGTTGGTAAATATGAACCATCTACAAGTGTTTGTGAATAATTTGCAACTCTTCCTTTTGGTTGGCCTCTTAAAATATCAAGGTTATTACGAAGATTAAATTGATTTACTTGTGCAGAATATTCGGAAGTAGATTCTTCAAAACATGCCCAAATTTGTGGATTATCTAATTCCACATTAATAATTGGATGTCCTAATCGTTTAGCAACCCAAACTGCGGTTTTTGGTGCATCGGTTTTAAATTCAGTATCATTATCATATATTCCAAATGGAGTTGCTTCCATTGATGCGGAAGCCGATAAAAATGCGTTTAATGTTGAACCAGACCAATATGTGTTTGCAGACATTACTTAAAATTTATAGTTTTACTACTATAAATATGAATTATATAAATAAAAAAGGGGAAAGTATTTCTACTCTCCCCTTTTTCTTTTATTGTAAGTCTATTACTTATCTAATCTACTCAAAGATTATAAAGTGTTTAAACCTTCAACGACAATCTTACCATAAAACTCTGGTCTTACGATTTTCTTAGCGTATCTAGTCATAACACCTCTTCTCGGAGTGAAGTTAGTTGGGTCATAAACTAATGGAGTCATAATCAATGGTACATAAGGTGCGTAAACTGCTCCTGTTTCGAAGAAGTTAGAACCTTTGAAACCTAATAAGATTACGTTTTCAGTCATATAAGGATTCTTATATACATCGTATCTGTTAGAGATAGAACCGATGTTAGTTACACCTGCTGCGAAAGTTAACGCGTCCTTACCAGGATTTGCAGAGAAACCATTCATTGATTCTAAAATTGTAGCTACGTTTGGAGATACAACGATAAAGTTTGCACCACCTCTCATAGTTAATTGGTGAATCTTGTTAGAA